AAATCTCCGGAGATCAAACCATGCATATGTATTGCGCCGTCCTTGTGATGCTCTGGAATAATCAGATACTTTAGATCGTTGCGCTTCTGCTTATTATTTAAAAAATTTTTCAATTTTTTGGATATCTCCGCAGGGTTGTAACGGTCTATTTTTTCTTTGTCCAGTGTCCAGGTGATAAAATAATCAAAATGATTTAACCGGGAGATATCAAAAACCATTTGTTGTGCCCTTCTCATGCTATCCTCTCTAACCTCCTCTCCCCTCTTTTGCGGTTTTGGAATTTTCTCTTTAAACTCTGGCTTTTCCCATCCCTCCTCTTTAAATATGGGCCTGCTGGCAACTAATAGCTTGTGCCTACCGTCTGGATAAAAACTAACCTTTGCGTTGTGCTCCACATCCATGTGGGGTGCGTGTATCCGGGCCTTTGGAATAAGATCACCACCCTAAGTGACTGTAATCTGTGGCTAGTATCAAGTAAGGGGTTCCGCTGCACCCCGCCCCGATCGGCGCGCGTCCTTCGCTCCGCTCACTCCTTCGCCAAGCGGTACGGGGTTCCGCTCCATGGGTGCAAGGCCACATAAAGAGATGGGCGCACGGCCTCCATGGAGCTGCAAGCTTCTGCGGATATAGTGCGCAAGGAAAGGAGAAAAAAATGGGGAAGGTTCCCCAAACCCCTCTTTCTGCTTATTGCGTCCGCCAGTGGGCACTGGAGGGACTATTCTTTTCCACGCCTCTGCGACAAGGCCATTTGCTGGACAAAAGGAGGGGTATTGCAGAGCGAACACCCAGCGGCCCACGGAAGCCCCCTAGAAGCCCCTAGAAGGTGCTACAAGGGCATATAAGGAATTGGATTGCTAGACACAGGGAAGGAGCCATAGCGCCCCCAAGCAGCCCCTACACCCTGTACCCGCTTAGTTTTTAACGTCCACCCTTTTAAATCCTTTAATTCTGACAATTAACTTAGGAACCCAAGGCACAAATAATTCCAAGAACTCCAGAATAATTACCGCAAAAGTATTTACCAGAATAAAACAACTTAACATACACACGAACGATTCAACGATAACGGTAATAATTAGTACTGCATCTTCCCCCACCGGCATACTTGAAAACTGATGAGCGGAACCGCTTATCAATAACGGTATAACCTTTAGAGACAAAAGAAAAATGCTTATGTGATAAAAAACTCCATAACTCATTGTCTTACAAAATTTTATTGCTTTTAAAAACTTTTTCATTAATATAAAACCTCCATTTTTTACCCTCATTTAACGGAAACACCGCCTTAAAAATCAGTCCAGCACGGAACGGGATACCGATGCCACCGCCAGCCGCCGCGCGTGCGTGCACTAGCGCGGCGGGCTGGGCGGTCGGCAAGCGGTATGCTCGTTACCGCTTCGCTAAAGAAGGACTTTTTTCTATCAGGCCGTTATTGCCGCTCATTGCGGGGTATAAAATCCGTTGTGCGCATACGCTCAATTTTTGAGTATGTATCATAACAGTTACGCAGATAATCACTCTGGACAAAGGAATGCTTACCAAGGGTTTTCAGCTTCTTATCCCTGTTTGTGCTCTCGCAATACATTTCATATGCTTGTGCATGGTATTCGCGGGTAAACGTCCAACGCTTAAAAAATGTAGAACAAAGATTCACGCTAAAACACTGTTCCCGCAAGGGTTTTGCTACCCGATTAAATACCTGGGCTGTAGCCACAATTTTTACCCGCTGCTTTCTTTGCTGGGATATCTCCGACAACAAGGACTCCGGGAAGTTCTTAGAGCTTGCGCTACTGTATTCGCTGTGTATTTCATCAATAGCGAATATTACGCCGTCCTCTCCGTTTCTGATATCCATAAAATCTTGCCAGCTTTCCATCCGGCGGGTAGCGTGAATATAATCAAAATTGGTAACGATCAACGCCTTTGGATACCGATAATGCGCACGATTAAGATATTCCACCATGCTAATAGTTTTGCCAGCACCTTGACGGCCACAATACAAGGTTAATCCAAACTCCTGAAATTCATCCCGGTGATCTGGAGCGTCCATCATATCTATTAACGCCCATCGTATAAAGTTTGCTGGTTTTAAGCGAATACGCATATTCAAAAGTTTTGCCTTAGTAAGTCTAAATGGATTTAATTGGTACTTCATAACGCAATAAACCAAAAACGCCAACGTTACAATAAAGACTTTTCCCAAAATACCGGAGACAAAAGAAAGCACAGGGTAAACAAGCAATCTTAAAAACGTACCTACCAAATCATAACTTTTCATAGTCGTTTACACCAATCTAAATAATTTGTCCAAGATAGCAATCACGCCAAGAGCACCAGCAAACCACAATCCATACTCAACAAAAAACATTATCAATCACCTACTTTAAAATGGGAAGCTTGCGAACTATCCACATGATAACCGACCAAATTAACTTGGCGTTCATCACAACGAAGATTACCACTAGGCATGCAGAGAGCACCCGCAAACTGACAAACATATCAATTAGAGAAAATACACGGATAATCCAGTTAAAAAAATCAAGATTTACTTGTGGAATTGCGGGAAAAAGCTTGATAATGCCTAAGACAATGCCAACCAGAAAATTCAATATGACTTCAACTATCAAAATGCCTCTCCCCTTCCCTATGTGTTAATCATTGATGTGATTTTACGGTAGCAATACGCAACGGTTAACAGCACTATAAAACCGGAAAAGGCACCACGAATCATAGTTAGGACATTTAAACCGCCCTCAATTAAATCAATACTGATACCGCCAAGCAAAGAGCCTTTGGGAAATCGAAGAGTAAAAAGGCTTTCCAGTCCGTTATAAGTTCTCATTGACGCAAAACGGTCACCCAAATAGTTCACAATGGACGTTATGCCGCCGAATTTTTCAGAAAAACCACTATGCAATACCTTCCAAAGTCTGGTGAAATAGTCTGAATGAGGAATAAACAAATACTTAATGCCATCCAATAAAGCCTCCAAAAAGTCATTAAGCAGCTTAAAAAGATTACGGAATATGGAAATCACCACCAATCAATACAAATGAGTTGCCACGCATCACAAAAAATAGCGAAAAACGGTACGAAACAGACCGATGACGAATATGACACCGAAGACAATAAACCCAAGGCCAGCCGCCGAGCCGATTGTTTTCATAATGGAGTTCCATAAGTCTTGCAATATAGCCGGGTCATACGGTACATAAGTAGTTAAAAAATACAAATTCGCCCCTCCTTTCTATTTCCTTCGGGAACCTTACTTAATTCCCCCGGATCGGATACCTTACTTTAATTCCGCTCTACGCTATGGCGCTGGAGTAGGCATATCCGGAGGCCATGTCCCCGAAGGGAAAACAGGATCGGGATAACCTTCCTGCATGTCTGCCGGAAAATCTGGATAACCTTCTTGCATATCCACCGGAAAATCCGGAATATTCAGATCACCAGTACCGAAGGGCAAACCATCCGGTAAATTCCATTCCGGTAATGACCATGTGTCCCCGTTCTCCCCTTCCCCATCCTCTCCGTTATTCACATACGGCGGAGAACTGATATCGCCGTCAAGGTCGGGGGTATTTCTGTCATCCTCCCACGGATAAGACGAATCGGAGGATTCTCCGCTACCGGGGCGGGAAAATTCCCATTCATCGGGGATATCGCCATCCACTATAGACACCTCTATCGTGGATGAACTTCCCCCGGAGGAGCCGCTACCGGATGAACTTCCCCCGGAACCATCACCACCGGAGCCTCCGGAGCCCGTGGAGCTGCTGCCAGTTTGACTACCTCCCCCGTTGCCGTTTAGGTCGGTGCAAGTGAGGATATATGGATACGGTACATCCGTGATATTACGCAGACCGTTAATAGACAGGGTGCCGCAGCATTGATAATAAAAATCGAAGTCAAAATATGTACGCCCGGTCACAGTCGGGTAATTGGTCTGGAGATAAAG